TAAACACCTGGGAGTGGGTGAAATATGTGCCCGTGCAATATGTTGAGCATGAACGAGCCCCGGATGTCGTCCGATGGTTGTATAAAGATAGGATTTTAGAAACTTATGAAAGTGAAATGAGAAGATTTTTGTTGTCACTCATATTATCACTGGCAATGGAGTTAATAATATTTCCTGCCATTATATCAATACCATTGGCTTTATATAGCATCAACAGATACTTCGCTGCCACGAAGGATTTGTATGAAGTAGTTGAGGAGGAACTATTTCAAAAACTGAGGGATATCAATATGGAAATATCTCCAATGCTTAAAACCTATCGTGACAAGTATGCATCTATTATTTGCAAAACATCCATTGGTTTAGCGGCTTTGTACGGTCTAGCACGTGCTTACCGTGCGTATAAGGAGAATATTCATGGTGTCCAGGGTTCTCTGGAACCCGAAACCGAAGTAGAGGTTATGGAACGCGATCAAGCTATAAACCCTTGGACCGGTGTGGTCAAAAGGGAATTGCCAATCGCAGAAACATCTAAACGTATGTCAACAGATCATGTGGACAATATCGTTAAGAAAGCCCTCTTATACGGTACAATTCACACCGATGATGGAAATGGTATGGTCAACGGATTGATGTTATCGTCTAACGTGATATTGATTCCAAACCATTATTTCACAGAGTTTGGTGATGAATTGAAATGCACATTTCGTAAGAAGAACCCTGAAGCAAGCGGTGGTAAATTTGTAGCATGTTTACATATTAACTACTCACACTTAATTCCGAATTCTGATTTGCGTGTGTGTTACGTCCCAAATGGAGGATCATTCAAGAACTTGGTGAATAATTTTCCAACTGGAGACATGCCTTCTGTGCCGTTCCGACTGCATTGGCGCAAGAAGGATGGCGATCTCATAACCGCTAAGGGTATGACATCGCCTGGAATAGTTCGGACCATCCATTCATTTAATGGTGGTATGTACAAGAATTTGACCATCAATACTTTTGATGGTCTTTGTGGGGCTACATTAGTTTCAGAGACCAATGGAAGTGTCATACTTGGAGTACATTTGGGTGGTACTGCTGGTACACCGGTAGGTGTATACGGTAGTATCACTCAGCAACAACTATTCGCGGCCTTTGAGGACTTAAGGAGTAAGGAAGGCGTTGTCTTATCTGGTGAGGCAGGTAAATTTGAAGCCAAGGTTCTTGGCGTTCAGATTATGAAACCTGATTCCCTTCACAAGAAAAGTGCCCTTAATTATCTTCCAAAGAACTCACAGATAGAATATTTCGGCTCATGCTTGGGGCGTGCTGTTACTAAATCAGATGTAAAAGTGACACCCATAAGTACACACATTACAGATGTGTGTGGTGTACCTAATATTTATCGTGGGCCCAAATTGAATCCGGATTGGTATGGTTGGCAAGCTCCTTGGCTAACATGGCCGTTCCGGCGCATCCATATCCATGTGATTTACTTGAGTTAGCAATCAAGGATTACAAGGAACCACTTCTAGACATTTTTAGAAAGCCTATGTGGCGCAAGAGTACACCTTTGTCCGATAAGGAAAACATTTGTGGTATTAAAGGCAAGAAGTTTATGGATGCAATTAAACTCAATACTTCAGTCGGATTCCCTTTGAGTGGTCCCAAGAGAGAATTTGTTATTGAGTTAGAGCCTACAGAGGAATGGCCCAACAACCGTGAATTTGAACAGGTCCTGATGGATGAGATCTATCGCATAGAGGAATGTTACAAACGCGGCGAGCGAGGCTATCCTATAGCTAAGGCTTGCAAGAAGGACGAAATTCTTGCAAAAGATAAGTGTAGAATCTTTTATGGTAATGCACTTTCGTTGACCTATCTTATTCGTAAATATTATTTACCAATTTTGCGTGTGCTACAGATGAATCCATTAAAATCTGAGTGCGCTGTAGGTATTAATTGTTATGGTCCAGAATGGGAGCAGTTTTACAGACATGCAACTCAATTTGGCACGGATAGGTTGTTTGGTGGAGATTATGGTAAGTATGACCAAAAGTTACCAGCTCAACTCATTTTAGCATCTTTGCGCATATTGATGGATTTTGCACGGGAATGTTGCTATAGTGAGGAAGACCTACGAATCATGGAAGCTATGACAGGCGACATTGTGTTCGCTTACATTGCTTTCAATGGCGATCTTATAGGTCTCACCGAAGGCACACATATCAGTGGTAATTCTTTGACAGTTATTATCAATGGTATTTGTGGGTCACTTAACCTAAGATGTTTCTTTTATTCGCAGTATAAGGCTGCATCATTTGAGGAACGCATGAGGTTTCGTGACAACGTTGCTATTATGACTTACGGAGACGACAATATTGGCTCTGTCAGAAAAGGTGTTGATAAGTTTACAATCAAAGAGTGTTCTCGCTTTTTGGCTGATTATGGACAAGTATACACCATGCCTGATAAAGAATCAGAATTGTTAGATTTCCTCCCACCAGAGGAATTTGAGTTTCTGAAGCGTTTTAGCGTGTGGCATCCCAAATTGGGAGTTCACACAGGTGCTCTTTTAGATAAGTCTATTTATAAGTCTTTGCATTGTTTCATGCGTAGCAAGAATAGTGTGGATACCGAAGAAAGTGCTTGTGCACAAAATATAGATGGTGCTCTAAGAGAGTGGTTTCATCATGGAGAAACTAAATACGAGGAACAACGGGTCTTAATGAAAGAGGTGGCCCAGCGTGCTGGTATATCACATATGTGTAATGATTTACATCTCACATACAACGATAGAGTGGCTGATTGGATCAGTTCATACAGTAAACCCCAAGATCTCGATAATTTCAAATTGATGATTGAAGAAGCTTTAGCTGAGCAGCGTAAAGAACTCAGCCCCAGTTTTAAATCTGATGGTAAGCAAAATTAGTATGTGTATATGGATACCATGTTAAATTCGATATTTATATGTTTTGTAGAATTAGTATAGGCTTTGCACATAAAACGGTTCCTACCGGGAAGTCGAGAGATGGGTTCACCGTGCCCAAATGTAAATATATCGCTCCACGTGAATTAATCTGTTCCGTGGTTTGTACATAAATAGATTGGTAATTATTGTAAATGTAAAATAATTGAAGCTGTCTTTGACAATGCTAGTATTGATGTTGGTACTGGCAATCGACCATTGGTCGAAATAGACAACAGTACCGTGCGTATGGACATACGCACGGAGGAGGAACGGCATCTCGATACTATTATTGAGATTCCCACGGATGGATACGTTATTCCTGATGTCTGTACATCTAGTGACGTCAAACTCAAGACTCAGTCTGGGTATGAGAGTTCGACGACTGGTGATAACAGGATCATGAAAGTATCAGGAGAAAGCAAGCAGGAAAATGTCAAATTTTCGGATCAACTTGACCCATACATGTATGAGGTCAAGTCTGTTATGGACCCCACTAGAAAATTGCAAGATTCAAATGATGCAACGCTACAAAATTTCTTTCAGCGTCCTATTAAGATTGCAGAGGAAGAATGGAGTACGTCAACAGTACTTGCATTTGACATTAGTCCTTGGGAGTCGTATTTCTCAAATCCACGTGTACAGAATCGTATTGCTAATTTTAACTTGTTGCGTGCTAAATTGCACATCAAGGTAGTTATTAATGGTAATGGATTTCATTATGGCAGAGCATTGGTGAGCTATTTGCCATTTGACGTGTGGGATTCTTTGTCCAGTAATGCGGCACCCATTAGGGAGGATTTAGTCCAAGCCTCCCAGCAACCGCATATATTCCTAGATCCTACCACTTCGCAGGGTGGTGAGATGGTGTTGCCATTTTATAATTATTTGAATTATAGCGACATCCCCAGCAACCAAATTTGGAATTTGGGCGGCTTATATTTCAGAAGTCTGAATGCTTTACAGCATGCTAATGGTGCTTCTGATGTCGTCACAATTTCTGTGTTTGCTTGGGCAGAGGATGTAGAAATGTCTGTACTGACTTCAGCGGAACCTAATGATATTTCACCCCAATCTGGTCGTGAAACTGATGAGGTTAATGAGAAAGGTACAGTGTCAGGTCCAGCTACGTCACTAGCCAAAATAGCTGGTTCCATGACCAATATCCCTACTATTGGCCCCTTCGCGCAAGCGACAGAGACGGCCGCCACGGCAACTGCGGCCGTGGCAAAAATGTTTGGGTATTGCAGACCTACAGTCACCAAGAACCCCGAACCCTACAAACCATATCCAAACTCATCATTGGCATTGACCAACGTTGGAGATGGTGCGGCCAAACTCACAATTGATGACAAACAAGAGTTGAGTATAGATCCGCGTATAGTTGGTTTGGACGGAGTTGATCCATTGTCCATTAAGGAGATCGCGAAGAGAGAGAGTTATCTCACCACCTTCTCCTGGGCCATTGGAGCTCCACCAGAGACTATGCTCTGGAACGCCAGGATTGACCCAGTGACGTGGGCTGAAAGCTCTGGCACCGCAACAGCGTACCATTTTCCTGCTTGTGCTATGGCTGCACTGCCTTTTAAGTATTGGACAGGAACTATGAAGTTTAGATTTCAAATAGTTTGTTCAGCTTTTCATAAGGGCAGGGTGAAAGTGGTTTACGATCCCAATTATTTCAAATCCAATGAGTACAATACGAATTATTTGTCAGTTATTGATATTGCAGATAAAACGGATTTTACTATTGAGATCGCTAATGGCCAACCCCGTACATTGTTGACACATGCTAGACCTGGTCTAGATGTCGTCTCAGACATGTACAGTACAACACCATATTCGGTAAATTCTGACTTTGGCAATGGTGTTGTTGGTATGTACGTTGTTAATGAATTGACCACCCCCAATTCTACTGTGACTAATGATGTTGAGATAAATGTTTTTGTCTCAATGGGAGATGATTTTGAGGTTTTTGTACCCGACGATCACTTTCAACATTTTGTGTGTAAACCACAATCTGGTCGAGAGGAAATCGTGACTGAGAGTCAAAATACCGCTGAACCATCAGCGCCCCAACATAAGGTCATTGAAGATTTGGGACCTACAATGTCTGATAATAGTTACATCAATAAGGTATTCACAGGAGAAAGTATTGCTTCCTTCCGTACTTTGCTAAAACGTTATTACCTGTGGACAACTATTGGTATATTATCACCACAAGACAGAACTTTATGGGGTAGATTTAGTATGTTCCCATTTTTGCGTGGCAACGTTGAGGGTGCCGTCCACACGACGAACACCCTTGCCCCTTATAATTATTGTAACACTGTCTTGTTGCATTGGGTCACTTTTGCATTTTCTGGTTGGCGAGGTTCCATTCGCTACAAATGGTTGCCTAGAGGGCAATTGAATAGCGATGAGATGCCAACTTTGTATGTTCAGAGACATGCTATAGGAGAAGATCAGTATGACTTCAACTTTAAAGTATCAACATCTTATCTTAACAACTCCCAAGCTGCTGAATCTACAGTTGTGAAGCTTGACCCTGCTACATTTAGACCTCGTGAAGGCGCCCCGTTCTCTGGCGCTAAAGGACAGGTTTATCAATGTGGTCGATTAAACCCTTGCATCGAATACGAGTTACCTTATTACTCTCCATTTAGGTTCTCGCCAGGCAAGCGCCAGAACTACACATCCCTCACGTTCTTTGAAGAGGGCTATGACTGGTACTTGCAGTGTGATGCAGGGGATGCCTCAGCATATGACATTCATGTTGCAGCTGGTGAAGATTTTACACCGTATTTCTTCACTGGTTTGCCTAGAATGTATTTTGAGGCAAGTCCGCCCGCACCCCAGGCGTAATACGGGTGGCGACATTGCAACAATGTCGATAATATTTGTTGCTAGTTTTCTATATTCCTATGATAATATAGCTTAATAAAATTTTCCCCTGTGGCCGGGGAAGGCGCTGAAAAGCGACCGGACTAACCGCCGAATTAACTTTGACTATCTTAAGCAGGTAGCTCTTATCGTTTTACGCACAGTTAATTCGGTGCGTAGTTGCGATCAGAGTGGTGTCAATTGACGCCTCCTGATAAGGGAGTCACAAGTTTTATAGCGGTAGCCCAAAGAGTGTGGTAACACACTCGCAATCGCACGACCTTGTACAGTTGAAGAGGGTCGTGCGAACCTGAGG